AGAAGGATGATAAGAAGCTGTATGAGATAGGGGTAATGGCCTCAAGACTAAAGGAGCAGATGGAGATGTCTGTGAGCCTACTGAGGCAGCTGAAGCTGGCAACGGTTGTTTACTTTGATGAGCAGGAGAATCCACTCGACTATCAGTACCCATACAACAAGCAGAAGCTGGAGCATTGGATGAAGCATAATGATGTTCAGGGTTTTTTTTTGAATCTGCCGGAGTACGCCTATCTGCCCTCTTTGACAGAGTACAGCACGAATTTCCCGACCTATTTGCAGGCCGAAACTCTTCAAAGCCTAAACTCCCTGAAACACATTATTGGACTGCAATCACTAGACAGCACAGACTTAGATTTGATGAGCAGTTTAGAGTCTCAGGTGGAGATCCTCAGCGAGCTAAATTCCTGGTCGAAAGGCCAATCTATGAATACTATTTAATTGTAAGCAGCTATATTGCAGCGCAGAAATCCAGAAAGGGTAAGGGATAGATTTGTTTAGTTTTTCATAATTGCGAAAAGGCCACTGATATTCGGTGGCTTTTTTAATTGCTATCTTTGGGCCATGGCTACTATTTCGACTAATGACATCAAGATCAGGTATGACATTGACCTGAGCAAGCTCCAGCAGGCTACATCTGAGTTCGATAGGATTACAGCAGAGGAGAGGCAGTTGCTGGCTGAGCTGGGCAAGCTCAAGAAGCAACTTGATGATGTCGGGGATAAAGCCAAGAAAGCGGGCAAAGACACTGGCGATGCCTTTGGCGGTATGGGTGCAGTGGCTGCCAAGGTTGGGCCAATCATAGCCGGGATATTTGCAGCAGATAAGATTGTAGGCTTCACTAAAGAAGTATTAGCTGTCACTGCTGAGTTTCAAAAGCTTGGGGCAATCTTAAAGAATACACTTGGAAGCAATAGTGCAGCCCAAGGTGCATTAACCAGGATTCAGGAGTTTGCTGCTCAGACTCCATTCTCAGTTCAGGAACTTACTCAGTCATTTGTTAAACTAGCCAATCAAGGCTTTACTCCGACCAATGCTCAACTTAGGAAGCTAGGAGACCTAGCCAGCAGCACAGGTAAGAACTTTGACCAACTTACTGAGGCCATCATTGATGCTCAGACCGGAGAGTTTGAGCGATTAAAAGAGTTTGGCATCCGGGCAAGTAAGGCAGGAGATCAAGTTACATTTACCTTTAAGGGAGTTCAGACACAGACTAAGTTCACCAATGAGGCCATCCGTGAATACTTGCTTTCATTGGGTGATTTACAAGGAGTAAGTGGCTCAATGGCTGCCGTATCTGGTACATTAGGCGGTCAAATCAGCAACCTTGGAGATGCTTGGGACAGCCTACTTAATAGCATAGGCACTAGACTAGCTCCGGTTTTCTCTGGAGCTTTAAAACTTACTGCAGAATTTCTGGGTGCGCTCAATGATTTATTTAAAGGTGATGAGCAAAAGGCTAAAGAGTTTTTAGGCAGTCAATACACAGCTTACACGGAGTTCTTTGCCAATACTTCAGATGAGGCCTTAAAAAACATTGAAGTAAATTCTAGGCGCAACATTGCCATCAAGGAGAAGGAGCTTAAAGATTTAAAGGCAAAGGCAGCAGAAGAAAGAGCAATAAGAGAGCAAGTAGCTGCTGAATCTAGGGTTGCAGTTGATATTGGGGCTGGTAAACTTGAAATTTTGGCTCAAAAGGAAGAAAAGTATTTGACAGCTCTCAAAGCTCAGAACCAAGCTGCTGTTGATGAAATTAATAAGAGAGCCAAAGCAGCACAAGCAGAGAGTGATGTAACAGAGAAACAAATTAAGGCTGAATATCAGGCAAGGCTAAAGCTCCTTGAGCTTGAGAAGCAGCAGCAAGTCCTGATGGCTCAGCTCAGAGGGTCTAAGCTGGGTGAGATTGGGGCTGAAAGAGTATTCCAGGAGGCAGTCTATCAGCTTAAAAAGGAATACAGTACTAAGAACATTGGCATTATTGAGGATGAGGTCAAGGTAGCCAAGCTCCAGCGAGATAAGGCAGCAAAGGATTTTGAGGATGCGGCTAAAAAAGAGTATCTGACAGCCATAACTCTGGAGGATCAGATTGCCAAGGCTAAGAAAGCAACAGCAACTAACGAGGAGAAGCTCTATCAGGATAGATTGAAGGGAATGAAAGACTGGCAGAAGGCCTATGAAGACAATCTAAAGAGGGAAATAGAGAAGGAGAAAGAGGCTGCTAGAATTAAAGAGGAAATTAGAAATAAAGCATTTGAATTAGGTCAGACTCTGCTAGATGGTGGGTTTAGCATCTATCAAGCTAGGCTAAACAATGAAATGACTTTACTTCAGCGCAGGTATGACTTAGAAATACAACTTGCTGGTGGTAATCAACAAAAGATTGATGAGCTTAACCAGCAGAAGGCTGAGAAGGAAAAAGAGATAAGGACTAAGCAATTTAAGGCTGAGCAAGCAGCATCAGTTGCCAGAATCTTATTCAGTTTAGGTGAGCAGCTTATTAAGTATGCGCCAAATCCAGCCACAGCTCCATTGGCTGTATTAGCCGGGGCAATAGCAGCAGCTCAAATAGGCATTATTGCTGCTACTCCTGTGCCTGAGTTCGCAGAAGGCACTAAGGGCAAGCCATTCAAGGGAGGCAAGGCCATAGTCGGTGAGCGAGGTGTTGAGAAAGTTGTAACCGAGTCGGGCAAAGTTTATTTCACTCCGGCATCTGCAACCTTGGTTGATCTCCCTAAAGGCTCACAGGTTATTCCTAACCATGCGCTAAGCAGGCAAGAGCTATTCCTGGCTAACCATTATGCTAACCGTAACAGCAGTGGTGGCTCTCCGGTAGTGGGTGAGATAAGAGAGCTTGGCAGCATACTAAAGTCATTACCAATCACTCAGCTCAGCATGGATGAGCGAGGATTTGAAAAATTCATACGCACACCTAGAAGGACAACTAAAATTTTGAATAATAGGTTCAGAACTGATTCATGAGGTTATTGGTTTAGATTAGACTAGTGCAAAGAGCCTCTGCATTGCAGGGGCTTTTTCTTTTTACCTTTGCAACCATGGCAGGATGGAAATTTTACTTGAATGGAACTGAGGTAGAAGAGCCTATTGGCTGGGATGCCATTGAGTTCACAGCGGTCAGGATGGAGAGTCACGGCATTGACCAGCCATTCAGTACTGAGTTAAGGTTCTACAATAAGGGCGCAAAGCTCATTAAAGACTTATACGATGTCCAGTTCATCAATGCCGAGATAGCCATTAAAATCACATCGGATGTCGGTTTTAGCGGCTCACTTTACGAATTTGAAGGCATGCTCAACCTGTCCATCTACCAGGAGCATAATGTATGCGACACTGACAGCTGGGAGATAACCGTAGGCATCATTGATGACAACTTCAGAGAGCAGTTCAAGAGCAGGCAGGATGTAGAGATTGACCTGACCAGCACTACTGACCTAAATGGCGATGCTGTTGCTGCTCTGGTGCAGAAGGAGATAAGGATGCATCGGCAGGACTTATACTTGCAAGCCAATGGTAAGAACTTAGCCAGCAGCTCAACCTACACATCGAATGGCCCTGCTGGGCCAGTATTTCAAAGATTTGTTGTTGTTCCAACATATTGGCAACAGAGTGACTTTAAAGACACCTATGGCTCAACCTCTGACACAAATGTGATATTTATTGAGCGATTTAACTGGGAAACAACTCCTATTCTCAAAAACAATGGAAGTACAACCAGAACCTGGAACTATCAAGTAACCATTGACTTCACGCTGACCAATAATGACACCACAGGCAATGTTGATATATCTTTTTATTTTCTTGCTCTAAACGGAAATATTGCATCTGGAACTGAATTATTATATTCTGTTTCTCTTACTCCAGGTCAGATTTTAAATGTTAATCAGACTTTTACAGGCTCATTCACCATTCCAACTGGCTACACAATTTCTCTTTTTATTGGCCAAGACAGCTTCTCAACAGTAACAGCAGCGGTTACAGTTGATATTGCTGATGGCTATAAAATAAGCCTCAACGAAATCAATGCCGGAGAGTTCGCATCAACTGCCAACTGCCTTACCATTGAGCAGTGGCTCAGGAGGTGCATCTACCTGATGACAGGCAGCAATGATAAGTTGCTATCTGATGCCTTCTCAGAGTCTGGCAATGGCTGCTACTGGAACAATGCCTTGACCAATGGCCTACGCATCAGGCAGGCTGAGACTACTAATAATCTGAGCGCATTAAAGACTACATGGAAGAACACCTTTGAAGACCTCGATAAAATATTCTGCTTAGGCTGGGCATTTGAGTGGACTGGGACAGAATGGAAAATCAGGGTAGAACCTAGGGAATACTTTTACCAGAATGACATCAGCCAGAGCTTTTTTAATGTTGGCGAAGTAGATCAGATGGCTAAGGTTGATTTGCTCAAGAACAACATCACGCTAGGCTATTCAGACAAGTGGAAGAACATTCAGCTCTCAGGTGTGTATGCCATTCACACTGATCGCAACTACTTTGTTGATAACAGGGCCATGAATCAGGCCAGCAGTGCAAAGCTGGACATCAGAAGCCAGATTATTGCTGAAGGCTATGCTATTGAGTTCAGCAGGAGGCTCTCAGGCATCACCTTTGGCGGAGCAACATCAGACAGGCCTAATGACTATGAGACATTTATAATCTGGCTGAACAGGAATGAAGTCATTTATGATGACATTGAAGACAGTTGCTTCAATCTGCCGCAGGAAGTCGGAGCAGTTACCTTTGCGCCTGGGGAAATCAGCATGCCATCGAGCTTAATTAACTTTAGCAGCTCACCATTAAACAACCTATACAACATCTGGCACACACCTGCTAGGGTAGCATTCAGATGGTGGAAGGTGCTTGGCATGCACACTTATGGCACTAATTCTAAGATGCTCAGATTCCAAGTTGGAGAGTATCAAGTTGCCTACATCAGCACGATAGCTGATAGCATTGAACCATGCCAGCAGTATGCCAGCGACTCAGATGTTTATGAAAACTCAAATATCTATGCTGACCTGCTGCGATCAGGCGAAAAGGAGTACTTATTCAAGCCAATCGGCATTGAGTTTACCTATCCGCAAAGTCTCTGCGATTTCTTAACTTTGAGCCAAGAAGAGCAATACCGGAAAGTCAGGCTCACTTCAGGCAGTTTAGATGTTCAGGGCTTCATAACTGAGGCCATGAATCAGCCTGAAGATGCTTCCGGTGGTACAACTAAGTTAACTCTGCTTATGTCAGCCCAGACATCAGGAGTAGGTGGAGCATTCACAGAAGGATTTAGCACAGGCTTCGACAATGGCGAATAGAACCAGAACCCAATTAAGTACAGATTCATTAGGCTTTTTCCCTGACAATACTAGTCAGCTGATAACTCCGCAGGACTTGCGGGATTGGATAACTAATGGCATTGAGTCATTTGTCACTCAGAAGGACAAATCAACCTTTGAGAATGCTTTTTATGAGAACAGAGGCAATGCCATCACAGCTACTTCAGGAACTACTGACCTAACCTTAGCCAATGGCAATTTTGTTCACATCACAGGCACAACACCTCCTGCAATAAACATTAACTCCTTTGGCTTATTGCCTGCCGGATCACGCTTTGTATTGTGCTTTGACATTCCGGTTACACTTGTCTATAATGCCACAAGCCTGATTATCCCAGGAGCAGCCAATGTAACTACTGCCGCAGGTGATTGCATAATGCTTATATCTGAGGGTTCAGGTAATTGGAGGGTGATAAGCTACTTCCCAGGAGGAGGGCTTCCGGTAGGCACAATAACAGGAGTTACTGCCGGAACTGGTTTAAGTGGAGGAGGATCAAGCGGAGTGGTAACTGTAAACCTTGCCAACACTGCTGTAACTCCAGCTGCCTATACCAATGCCAACATCACTGTTGATGCCCAAGGGCGCATAACTGCTGCGGCCAATGGTTCAGGAGGAGGTGGAACTGTCACAAGTATAACGGCAGGAACAGGTCTTAATGGAGGTACAATTACAGGCTCAGGAACTATTGACCTTGCCAACACTGCCGTAACTGCCGGAGCTTACACCAACACCAACATTACTGTTGATGCTCAAGGCCGCATAACTGCCGCAAGTAATGGCTCTGGCGGTGGAGGAGGTTCACCAGGAGGGGCAAATGGTGATTATCAGTTTAAAAATGGTAGTGCATTCGATGGCAACAACCAATTAAGATATTCAAGTGGGTTTGTTGTGGCTCATAGCCCTAAGATTGGTGATAGCAATTCTACTGGGCATTTCCACATGCATAGTGCCAATTCTGCCCCAACAGGTATCAATAATTACCTAACAATGTTCTGGCAAGTGGCTACAAGAGCCTTGGGATTTAGGTCGGAGACAGATACACATGAGACTTACATTGCCTTAACTGCACCTACTGCCGATAGAACTATTACTCTTCCAGATGCCTCTGGTAATGTGGTGATTGATTCAACAATTCCTGAGTTTAACAATGGATCAAATGAAGGCGAGATAAGGCTAAGAGAGGCTACGGCTAATGGTACTAACTACATCGGTCTTAAAGCACCGGCAACAGTAGCGACAGACACTACATTCACCTTGCCTAATTCAGATGGCACTGCCGGAACAGTAATTCAGACAAATGGTTCAGGAGTTTTATCATGGGTAAATAATGGAGGGGCGCAAGCATTGCAGTTCTTAAAAAACACTACTGCCACAACAATTACTAACCCAACTGTAAACACTATTTTAGAAACATTAACAATCCCGGCAGGAACATTTACTTCAAATAATGCCTTTTTAATGACTGTTAGATGGTTATCTACTGTAACCGTTACAACAAGCAGTTGGGCAGTAAATATCAATACAAGTCCGGCTATTGGCGGAGTAACTGTTTTAGGCCCATCTTCTGTTGGAGCAGGTAATTCGGCTCAGAATGGCATACGAGCTTTTTACTTGTTTGGCGGCGGTTCAGGCAATACAACCAGATATATGGACGCCCCATTTGTGACAAGTACAGGTGTACTAAGTGTAAGTACTGCAATAGATTGGTCAATAAATCAATATATCGTAGTATATTTTTCCGCATCGGCTAATAGAACTTTTCAAAATGTAATTATTTCAACAACCCCAATCTAATGGAAGAGATTACAATAATAAATGGTCTACTAAATTATAGAGGCCAAGAATATAATTATAGTTATTCTATGCAGATGGATACTGCGGTTTTTATTCGACTGTACGATGATATTAATGATGGGCTTGTTACAGTAGTTGCCAATGAAGTAAGCATCAACGGCATAGTCCAGACATCGGCACAGATGATAATTGAAACACTATCTAATGGGCAATCCTAATCCATTTTATCGGTTTAATCAGGCATGGAATGCCGGGTTTTATCCGGATAACCAGATAATGACCGACCTTATCAATGAGATGGTTGGGCAACTGACCATTGATTTGCCAAGCATCTGGCCGGGCAAGACTATTGATGGGCTTTATTCAGCTATTAAGCAATGGGTCAAGGTCTATGAAGGGCATCCTTACTATGGCAGATTTGACTTTAGCATTCAGAAGATTCCTGATCCACCATTTAATTCAGAGTACAATATCAATGTCTTTAACCCAGATATGGCGGCTCTCAACCTAACAGGTGCAGGATTTGTTGTCAATGGCTTCTTTGTGCCTTCCACTACCATTGTTGTCAGTAGCGTTGTCAATGCCTTTACTCCTGGTTCATTCTCAGGCTCATTTGCAGAGCCTCTGATTAATGAGGAGATAAAGGTAAGTGAGGCATTGGAGATTGTGAATATCAATGGCTCTGCCATCTTCCCGATTACTTATTCATTTAATCCAATCAGTAATGTTGCAACTTCAGGATTGGCAAGGGGAGATAATTGGTTTTTAGATAGCAATGGCAATCCAGATAGGCAACCTGTGCCTAACCTGCCCTATGAAAATAGGAGGACATTTGAACTGCCATCACTTGATGGTGATGACACTTACATAGTAAGCGTAATGGAGCGCATCATTCAGGCTTCATTGGATGACATCAATTCAGTGCCAACTGAGTATGCCAAGTACACCATGCCTGATGGATGGACAAAGTCGATAGCCAATCCTGCGTTTACAACTTACAATCGCTATCAGATTAACTTTATTGATGCAAGCAGAAGGAAGTTCATTCTGGTTGGCAGATTTGATGGGCAGTGGCTATGGCAGAGGTTTGTGTCTGATGTGTACGGCAATGCTCCGTACAACTTCCTGACTGCTTACTCAGAAGTAACTGCTCTGCCCTATGAGCCTCTACAAGCTGGCAGATGGCTTTACAATGATGATACATTCGACTTTGAGTTCATAGACTTCACCTCAGACTGCTATGTGTCTCCTGAGTTCTATCCAATGCCAGCTAAGCCTGGAGATCAGTATCAATTCAATGTGGTAGATGGAAACCTGACCGGAATTAATTCAGTTGATGTTGGCCTATTCAAGGAGAATGGAGAGCTTGTTCAAAAGATAGGTGAGGCTAGCAGAAACTGCTGCATGAGCTTAGTCCTGCCCTACATCACTATTGATGAGGAAGTGCCTGCCTATGATGACTGGGATTCATTCATCACTCTACTTGTTGGCCCTGCTCCACTTCAATTCATGTTTAGCAATGCTACAAGCAACTTCACAGGCACAGGAGCATATGATGACATCACTGCTCAGCTTGGCATAGTTGCAGCAACATTGCCAGCAGGCACGGTAACTGTCTATGATAAGCAGGTGTTTATTGATGCTGTTGTTGCCCTAACTTGGCCAGCAGGCATTGAGGTCAATGGTGAGCTTGTGTTCATTGAAGGTCAGGAGCGAGTGCAGCTCAACTTCTGCAACTATCAGTCAGCTGACTACCCAACAATTCAGACCAGGTCAATAGTTGATGAAGTAACATATTACAGTTCTTACATTCAAGGCCTATGCTGTAATCCAACCCAGATGCAGGCAAGTGTAACCATTCCAGCAGTTAAGGCAGGCTGCTATCGCATGGGGCTTTACAATGCAGAGGAGACAGGCGGAGGAACTACTTGCCAGCTTACATTCACTTATGAATTAGTGGATGGAATTAATACTTACATTGACAACATAAATGAGACCTATCCGCTGAAGTATTATGGCTTTGCGCTGTTTGATGGGGTTAATTACTCACAGATCAATAAGATTCAAATTCCAGACACCTTTCCTCCTCCCGGTGGATTTGACTTGCAAGACATAATTGACTTTAGCAACACCATCCCTGGCATGTCATGTACCTATGATGAAGGAACAAACACCTTGGCATGGAGCTGGACAGTGACCGTTGATTGCAACATAGATTACAGAATGAGCAACAATGTTTTCAACGAGGATGACTCAAGTATAACTGTATTGTTTAGCACTGAATACCAGAGCTGCTCCTGCGAGGTAGTTGATGTGAATGCCTACTCACTTTACTCACTAAGCAACATCATCAACATTGATCCATCAGACTGCTTCAGCACCATGCTTGAGTTCTGGAGTGATAACAACACGATGGCTCAAGGCTATGAATACTTTGATAATTGGAAACAGAAAATAAGAATAGGCATTAATGGAGGCGGTGAGAAGCCAATCATTGAGGAGAGCCTATACAGGCAGAGCAATGGAGTTCATCGAAGGCCTCAGAACAAGCAGGATTTATCATTAGATTTGCACTCAGACTTTCTTGACCTAGAAACTCAGCTAGCATTGGTCGATGCCACTCGTCATGCTTATCTGGTTTGGGATGGAAAGCCAATATTTGTGAAGGGAGATATAGATGTTGCCACCATCCAAGATTTCACTACGCAATCATCATTTGAGACTTTGGCGCAAGTCAAGTTTCAGGCACTACTTCAGGGCTTCCAGCCCAGGAACTCAAGTTGTTTAAACTGCTAAAAACATGTCAATATTTTCGCTAACCTGCCCGGATGTAGGTTGTTACCAGAACTTCCTCTGTGATCCGGATTTTCAGAATAAGATTGTGGCTGTGGCTTATGTGCGTAAGTCAGATGCCCTAACAACTCAGGAGAAATCCACTGCTGACCTTTGGATTGCTGCGCTCTATGACCGCTATCTACACGGTGAGGCTTATCTAGTGTTCAACACTTCCGGAGAAAAGCCAAAGCCTGAGACAGCCACTACTACTGGCCGAGGTATGCAGAATACTAAGCCTCTTGCTAAAACACATACTCTAACGTATATGGATCAACAAGGAGTAGTAAAGAGTAATGTCCAATTCTATAATGACATTCTTGCGACTTCTCAGAACTTTGACTTTTACTACTTCACTCCGGGCCGCATCTGGGATGCATCAGGCTACTATGTGACAGTTATCGGTGATCCTGTGATTACTGCCGACCTGAACACCTACCAGATGGCTGAAGTAACTGTGAACTGGGTTTCTAAGGTCAATTCACTGCCTTATGAGTTCGACACAGACAGCTTCCTTGAGGGGCTTTACTACATCATTAGCTTTACCGGAGGTTCTGGTAGCACTTATGTAGGCAACACCATTACAAGTGCCTGCACAGACCCACAGACTGTTACTTTTTCAGCTGTTCTGAACATCGGAGCTATCTCTGGTGCGCCTGAGCAAGTATGGTCAATCGAGCAAGCTGCTGGCAGTGATGACATCACTGAGATTGGTCTTGAGATTGATCCTGCCACAGGTGTCATAACTTGGAATCCTGTCAGTTTCGTTGGGACTTACATTTTCACAGTCACTGTGACCAATGAGTACGGATGTGTTTTCGGTCAGGAGACCATCACATTGATTGTTGATTGCCCAGATTAAATAATTAGAGTTACATGGAAGAGTTAATCGGGATACTATTATCAAAGTTGCTAGACCAGAAAATTCGGGAAGGCAGGCACGACTACATTGAGGAAGCTCGTGAGAAAGCCGAGGAATTGGAATATCACTTTGAGAACGAGTATCCCGAGAAGCTCTTAGTCACTCAGCATCCAAGCGAAGAGCCTTGGATGAAGGAGTACAGGAGGCGCAGATGGCAAGCTCCTACAACAACTGCCACCGGGAGAGTCTTTACATTTCTCCAGAAGATTCAGCAAGCTGATGACTTTAAAATAACCTTTGAGTCAGACTTTAAAAAGACAGGCATAGCTGAGCGCATAGGCCTGATGGACAATACTCTCAAGAATTATGTAGAGTATGAGCTGCCAAAGACAGGAAGCCTGGAGAAGTGGCTATTCAATGTCTTTCTCAAGACTTACCTCAAGGATAGTAATGCCGTTGTAATTACTGTTCCTGATTATGATGACTTTGTAAAAAATCCATCTCAAGTCACTACACTTGACTGGTCAAAGCCTTACCCTCATATCATTGAGAGTGAAGACCTAATCTGGGAAGGTGAAGACTATGTCATAACTAAGACAGAGGATTACAAGGACATGAACCGCAAGAAGTGGGATCAATTCTTGTGCTTCACCACTCAGGGGCTTATGCTGTTCCGGCAGGTCAATCAGTACACCTATGACCAGCCATTTCAGGTGTTCATATTGCCTTATGAGTTCAGCTATCTGCCTGCCTGTAAGGTTGGCAATATCATTTATGAGGAAGAAGATGGTCAGCTAGTCTATGACTCAGTCCTTGCTCCTTGCCTCCCGGCATGGAATGAAGTGCTATTCAGGACTGATGACTTGAATATACTCTGGGCAACACATGCCCTGCCGCAGAAGTGGGCATTGAAGATGTCTCCATGTAAAACCTGTAATGGCACAGGCATTAGGACAAATAGAAAGGATGAGAAGATAGGCTGTAATGATTGCCAAGGCTCAGGAAGGGCAAGTTCATCACCATTTGGCCTGATGGAAATCAACATTGACAGAGTAAGTGCTGTCAATCCTAACCCACTTGTGCCGCCTGTGCCTCCAGCTGGCTACATTGAGAGGCCAACTGAGACAGTAAAACTATTCCAGGAAGACATTCTTCAGAAGGAGTTTCAAGGATTCAAAGCGATTGGCCTTGAGCTATTAGGTCAGATTCCGGCAGCTCAGTCAGGGATTGCCAAGGAGTATGACCGTAAGGAGCTTAACACCTTCTGCTTCTCTGTGACTGTGCATCTGGCTCAGGTTTATCGCAAGGTCTGCTATTACATCATGTACCAGCGTTACAATTCGCTCTTCAGCTCATCACTGATGGACAGTGATAAGGTGATGGCAGCTCTGCCTCAGATTACTGTGCCTACTGACTATGATGTGATGACAGCCGACATGGTAGCTGAGCAGTTGTCTAAGGCAATGACCAACAAGTTTAATCCACTTATCACAGCAGGCATTGAAAAAGACTATGTGGAAAAGCTCTATGGTGAGAATAGCATCCAGAAAACATATCTGAAGATACTGAGCCAGCTTGATCCACTACCATTTAAAACCACAGATGAAAAGACTGTGCTGCTGGCATCCAATGGCTGCACTCAATTAGATTACATCCTGAGTGCCAACCTAGCGGCATTTGTGATGCAGAAGGTTGATGAAGATGCCGGATGGTATGATAAGCCCGTGCAACAGCAGAGGGCTGATGTGTATGCCTTGGCAGCAATTAAGATGGCAGAGATTCAAGCTGGATTAGTGCCACTTATGGATGATGTTGAGGACACATCAATTCCAGATGACCAAGTATGACCGACAAGCAGCTTGAGTTAATCAAGAAGATTCAGGAGCTTCAGATGGCTATTGAGAGGCGCATGGATGATGCGCTTCCTAAAGTGTTTGAAAAACTATCTAATCAGGTGATTGACCTTGCTGGCAATCTAAGTCTGGATGCCAAGGATAGGGCGAAGTCATTAAAGGAAATGATTAAGCTCAAGAAGGACATCTCAGACACGATTGTTAATAATAGCCTCTACCAGGCACAAGTGGCTGAAGTGGTTGCCGGCTTTGACCAATTAGCTAAGCTATCCAATGATTACATCAGCATCATCATTGATGACTTTAAGCCAAAGACTGAACTCTATAAGGCAATCCTGGAGACTAATATAGCCACAACCAAGGATGCACTCCTAGGAGCAGGCATCAGGAATAACTTTGGAACTGCTATTCAGGAAGTCCTAAAGGACAACATTGCAGGCATAGGCACAAGGTCTGAGCTTAATAAGACCTTAAGAAAGTTCATTGAAGGAACTGATACTGAGAAGGCATTTCTTGAGCGATACATTAAGCAGACAACCAATGACTCAGTCATGACCTTTAACGCTGAGTACATCCAAACCATTGCTGAAGACCTTGATGTTGAATACTACCTTTATCAAGGCACATTGATTCAAGATTCAAGGCCATTCTGCGTGGCAAGAGCAGGCAGGTTCTTCACTAAGGAAGAAATCCAGAAGTGGCCTAACCTTAAAGGTTGGCAGGGTCGCATGGCTGGCACTAATAGCACTACTATATTTAGCTACCGAGGTGGCTACAACTGCCGCCATCAGCTCTGGCCTGTTGCTAAAGAGCAGTATGAGGCCGCAAAGGAGAAGGGCAGGACTGGCCTTAAATGACTACAATTTGTAGTCAAGTGTTTACAGATTTCAACCTGTTCCATTTTGTCACGGTTTCACCCTACTTATTCTCCCTATATGCTAAAAGTAGGGAGATGGGCTTGAGATGCTTCTGCTCAATAACCTTCCGCAATCCATAGCCTAGATTCTGCTCAGTCATGACTTCATCCATGCTCTGCCTCCTGATGTAGCCCTGGATAATGACCTCGGCTGCTCCTTCCATTGCCCAGCACAGAATGTAGATGTGAGCATCCAGCTTATCATTCATATTGAAGACCAGCCTGCCTGTCTTATACTTGGTGGTCTTAACCTGAATGTTATAGTCACCCATCATGAGGTCTGTACCTCCATCACCCTCCAGACCGCAGCTCATGTC